GTTACGTAACGGAGGGTGATTTTGGCGGATTCCGATGCTCTCCGGATGCGCCGGTCGCGTGCACACAAGGCGGGCGATCACTCGCTGTGCAAGCGGTGCGCGGTGCTCCGCGCGGATCCGGCCGTGGTCAGGACGGCCGTCCCGGTGACTGACCCGGCGGCGGGCCTGCGGCTGCTGGCCGGGCAGCTCACGGCGGCGTACGGGGCCGATCCGGGTAATGCGCTGCTGGCGAGGGAGCTGAGGATGACGCTGCAGGCGCTGATGGCACCTGCCGGGAGTGTGGATGGTGAGCTCGCGGAGTTTCTCGCCGGGTTCAGCCAGGCCTAGGTGGGCGACTCCGGGGACTCCCGGCCGCCCGCACCTGGCGGGGAAGGTCGCGTGGACCGCGACGGCGCTCGGGTTCGACGGGCTGATGTCTCACCAGCGGCGGATCATCGCCACCGGCACTGAGCAGTTGCGGGGCGGCAGGCCCGCCTTCCGGCAGGTGACTGTGGAGGAGCCGCGGCAGCAGGGCAAGAGCGTGTCCATCCTGTCGCTGATGCTGACCCGGGGTATTGAGAAGCCGGGCACGATGATCTCCTACTCGGCGCAGACCCGGCTGGCCGGGCGGCGCCGGATGCTCGATGTGTGGTGGCCGCGGATCCGCAGGTCGCGCGGCCTGCGGAAGCTGGTCGACGTCCGCAGGGGCTACGGGTCCGAGGCGTACCTGTTCGCGAACGGGTCGATGCTCATGCTGGCGTCGGGGACCCAGACGTCCGATCACGGCGACACGCTGGACCTGGCGGTGATCGACGAGGCGTGGGCGCAGCGGGATGACACGATTGAGCAGGCTGTCAAGCCGGCGATGATGACCCGCGAGGGCGCGCAGCTGTGGGTGGTCTCCACGGCGGGGACGGAGTTTTCCGCGTACTTCCGCGGCAAGGTTGAGGATGGCCGGGCGATGGCTGAGCTTGGCGCCACTGACACCGCCGCCTATTTCGGGTACTCGGCGCCGGATGACGCGGACCCGGTGGACCCGGCGACCTGGTACGGCTGCATGCCTGCGCTGGGGATCACCGTATCTGAGGAGACGGTTCGCGCTGACTTCGGGACCATGCCGCTGGCCGAGTTCCGCCGTGCGTATCTTTGCCAGTGGCCGGAGGTTGCTAAGCCGGGCTGGGAAGTCATCTCGCAGCAGACGTGGGAGACGCTGGGCTATGGGTGAACGCATGATGAGCCAGGCCGCGCCGTTCCCTGCTGCCCTGGCTTACCTGGTCGAGCGGCTGGAGTACCGGCCCGGCTGGACGTTTGACCTGCTGGACAAGGATCGCGGTCAGGGCAGCAAGGGGCTGACCCTGATCATCACCACGTGGGGATACAACAGCTACCACCCCGAGGACGGCGAGACCTACCGCGTCCATCATTACATGCCGGTGCCGCCAGCCGCGTTCGACCACAGGTCCTGGCAACGGTGGCTGTTCGAGCAGTGCCTGCTCGTCGACCGGCATGAGTGCATGGAGTTCTTCGCGATCCACGATTCGCCGGGCAGTGAGCACAGGGTGAAGCCCTATGCGCCGAGTCACGGGCCTGGCAATGATCCGTACCTGGTGCGCGAGATCGGCACGGGGCTGGATCAGCGGACGTCGTTCCGCGGCGGGGTCAATCCGTGAGCGGTGAGTGCGCCTTCGGGATGGAGATCAGCGAGGACCGGGCCAGATGCGCGATCGCGAAGGCGTGGCGTGAGGGTCCGGGGCGGATGGCGGTGAAGGTGGTGTGGCACGGCCCGCCGCCGGTCGCGCCCACCGTGATGGACGCGCTGTACACCGCGGATGACCCGGTGGAGGTGGCGCTGGATCCGAAGTCGCAGTCGGCGACGCTGGACCATCAGCTGGGGGAGCTGGGGATCGTGGTGCGGCGGCTGGGCGCGGAGGACGTGGCAGTAAGCCACGGGGAGTTCATGGACCTCGCGGCGACCGGTCATCTGAAGCATTTCAGCCAGCCGGAGCTCACCGCCGCCGTCCGGGGGGCGCAGCAGCGGCCCCTGGCGGGGGCGCGGGCGCTGGAGCGGCGGGTGCCGTCGGATCAGTCGCCGCTGACGGCGGCCGAGTTCGCGGTCTGGGCCTATTTGAGGTGGGAAGAGGTCAGCAGCCCCAGCGTCTACGTCGTCTGACCAGAGTCCGCCGAGCCTGCACCGATATCCAGAGCGGACTCTAACCGGCGTTTGCTGCGAGCCGCCCAACTCTGACGGACTCTGGCCTGACCTGGAGGATAACCGATGCGCCTGTCCGTGCTGCTCCTGATCGTCTCGCTGGCCGGGGTGCTGGGCGGCGCGGCGCTGATCGGCATGGCGGCGCTGGGCGGGGCGGTGATCTTCGATTCGCTGTGCCTGGGCGTGTGGGCGCTGCTGCGTGATGACGGCGGGGAGGGGGCGCGGCCGGGCGTGCATGAGGTGCCGACGCTGGCGAGCGTGCTGGAAAGGGCCCGGCGGGCGTCGTGATCTGCAGGTTCTGCCGGGACGGCTATCACAGCGGGTGCGATGACACGGTGCGCCTCGGTGCCGAGCTCCTGGGCCGGATCCCGGGGATGCCCGCGGGTACTAGCCGCTGGTGCGACTGCCAGCATGAGGTGCCGACACTGGCGGCCGTGCTGGAAAGGGCACGGCGGGCCAGATGAAGCCGCGCGAAGGGATGTTCGTCGACCCCGCGCAAACGCCGGCTGAGCTGATGGAACCGAGCATGCAAGCGGGTCAGGCGCCGAGCATGCGGCAGTCCGTCACCTTTGACGTCTCGCTCGATGATTGCGTGCGGGTGGTCAAGTTCCGTCCCGTCGATGAAGCGGATGATGCTTGGTGAGGCAGTGGGCGTGCTATCGCTGCGGACGGGAGTTCCCGCATGCGTGTTTCCTGGTTGCGCACCTGCTCTACCTGCATAACGAGCAGGTCGAGCCGTGAGTCTCTACCTCTGCTGCGAGGTGTGCGACACCACCGGCCCTCACTGGACGATCACGCGTACCGGCGACGTGGTGACCACGTGGGCATGTGACGCTCATCTCGCGGTGGTGTGCGAGCGGCTCCAGCGGGACTTCGAGGTCACTGAGCTGACCGTCCGGGACAGCCGCAAGGCCCGCGAGTGGGCGGCCATCGGCCGGGCGCTGGACAAGATCGCCGGTACGCCGTGACGAGGCTGTGGGACCGGCTGATCCGCCGTGACGCCGGCTACTGGGAGGGCCAGGCGTCGGGTGCGTCGGTCCTGACGAGCTCGTACGGGTCGCCGGACCGTGAGCCGGTGCTGCCGCAGCTGGCGGCGTTCGCGCAGCAGGCCAACTCGTCGAGCTCGCCGGTGTTCTCGGCGATCCTGCTCCGGATGATGCTGTTCAGCGAGGCGACGTTCCGCCTGCAGGCGCTGGATGACAAGCACCTGTACGGCAATCAGTCGCTGTCGCTGCTGGAGGAGCCGTTCGGCCCGGATTCGGCGACGGGTCACCTGCTGGCCCGGATGGAGCAGGACGCGAGCCTGGCGGGGAACGCCTACATCTGGGCCGCGCCCGGCGAGGACCGCCTGGTGCGGCTGCGCCCGGACTGGGTGACGATCGTCTCGGAGGTGGTGCACGTCGGCGGGGGCGGCTGGTACCGGCGCCCGGTCGGCTACTGGCACGAGCCGCCGAAGGGCGTCCTGGACCAGGGCCGCGGGTTCATGGTCCCGGCGGGGGAGTGCGCCCATTTCGCGCCGCTGCCGGACCCGGCGGCGGATTTCCGGGGCATGTCCTGGCTAACCCCGGTGATGCGGGACGTGCAGGGCGATGACGGCATGGGCCGCTACAAGATCCGCTACCTGCAGAACGACGCGTCCCCGAACGTCATCATCAAGTACGTGCAGCGGCTCCTGCCGGGGACGATTGACGCGATCGGCGAGCGGATCCACGCGAAGTACGGCGGCCCCGACAGCGCCGGGAAGACGCTGATCCTGGACCAGGGCGCTGACCTGACTTTGGTCGGGAACAGTCTCCAGCAAATGGACTTCTCGAATGTGGCCACAGCGGGGGAGCAGCGGATCCTGGCCGCCGCGCTGGTCCCCGGTGTCCTGGTCGGCCTCGAGCCCCTGCGCGGGGCCGGCCGGGGTTATCAGGAATCAATGCAGAAATTCGCGAATATCTGGGCGAGGCCGACGTGGCGGTCGGCGTGCGGGGCGCTGAAGAAGCTGGTGCCGGGCCTGCCGTCCGGGGCGCGCCTGTGGTTCGACACCTCCGACATCGCGGCGCTGCAGGACGGGGAGATGGAGCGGGGGCAGGCGGCGCTGGTGCGGGCGCAGGCGCTGCTGGCGCTAGTGCAGGCGGGTTACACGCATGAGTCGGCGATCGCGGCGGTGGACGCGATGGACCTGTCGCAGCTGCAGGCGGGCGGCACCGGGACGCCTGCGAGCTCGCAGCCG